ATGGGATATTAAAAACCAGAGTTTTGGGTATACATCTAAAATTGGTGGACTTTATAGAACTGAACACAGAGCCAGAAGAAAATATGCATCCAGTGGTTTCAAATCATATGTAAATGTATTTGCTGGTCAAGTAACAAAAGGTTCTACTTTAGAACAACAAAGAGCTTCTATCGTGAATGAATACATCCAATTGAGAGTTGATGCATATATGACTTATGGTCAAGATGTAAAATTCTTTACACTAAATGGTTTTTTCCCACAGTCTTTTGGTGTAGATAAATGGAGTGAATTTATCTTGATAGATCAAGATGAACTTGAAAAGACAATAAAGAAGGCAATTAAAAGTGCTCTTAAAACTAGAGAATTGCAATCTGCCGCTTAAAAACAAAAGGGGGAGTTAACGCTCCCCCATCAATATTAAGGAAATAATATGAAAGAAGGAACAATTATAACACTGGTGTTTTCCAACGGCATGGAAGTCGTTGGGAAATATGTGGTAGATGACATGATGAATTATACTATCTATAAACCAAGACTTGTTCAAGTAACAGAAAAAGGAGTTGGACTTGTAAATGGAATTTGCATGACAGGACAAGAACCAAATTCTAATGTCCAGTTTGCAAAAAATGGAATATTGTTTGTTATTGAAACAGTAGAAGAAATGGCTAATGGTTGGACTTCACAAACAAGTGGACTTGCACTGCCACAAAAAGGACTTATAAGCTAATGCAAATCGAAGAAGATTTCAAACTAGACTTTTCTAATGTGTTGAT